AGCTACATCTGATTTGTATACAGCAAGGTTAATCCATGGATCATTAAACTGTTTAAGTAAATATGCATCTCTACAATCAAAACCATTTACTGCTAACATGTATATTAAATTAGTCGGTGTAAAGTTATAAAAACACCCATTATAAGTTCTACTGTAGTATTTGTTATATTCTACACCACTATCTTGTTTAACACATAACACCAACATACCATTAACATTTAAATGTTGATTCCATTGTTTTAACGTAGCCAATGGATTAATACTATATTGCAAACTGTCGTGTGCAAACATAAGATCTGCACTAACAGGAATACAAGGTTTGTTAAAATCTAAATTTATTCGTTTGATATTTTGGATGTCAGGAATCTGTGCTAATTTACTATTGTCAGAATCTACTGCAAAACAGTTATAATTATAAGGTTCTGGTGGATCGTCTCGAGTAGTAAGAGTTGCCCACCAGACAATATCTTCTCCGGTACCACATCCCATGTCTACTATTGTTCTAAGGCTATCTAAAAAACTATCATATTCTCTTAGATGAGTTAATACCCATTGACTATGCACTGACATTTTTCAACACCTTAAATACAAAATCTTTACTAAATCTGATGTATGCATCTTTAAATAAATCAGAGGCAGCTTGCTCGCTGTCTTTGTTATTAGTCAAACGTGCATTACGTAAACCTTGTGCATGTTCATCAATAACCATTTTCCAGCAGATAAATGCCATAATTTCATCTTTGTTTGCAACATCAGGGTATGGAGTATGCTTAATTCTTTCCCATTCTTCAAGCAACTCGTCAATATTATCCGATATTTGCATCTTCCATACCTGCGGTACGTAATCTAGTCACGTGACCTAACATAAAATTCTTACTTTCTAATCCTTTCATAATGCCTAACCATTTATTACGTAGCAAGGCCACTTCATTAATGATAGTCTCCATATCAATAACTTCATCTTCGCCATCTACGTATTTTTCAGCATCACGTGAAGTAAGCGCACGTGCATAACCTTCTAGATATTTTTTAAAATGTTCTTTGCGTATTTTTCTCAAACGAATGTTCAAGAGGTTGAGCACCGCTTCAATCTCCTGTAGCTGATTGAAGCGTTGCTCTGTGATGCCCGGAAGTGCGGCCAAGTTCTTTTCAATATTGCCGTATACGCTGACTTCACGTTTGGCTGCTTCTAATTCCTTAGAATAGTAGTCAATGAAGTCTGGTAAATTAGCAATACTTTGAACTACTTTATTGTACCACATTAGTAGTCGTCGCTTCCTTCGTCGTCTGCGTATTCTGCATCGTCATCTTCGCCTAGGTACTCTTCAACAGCACGACGCAGATAAGCATCAGTGCCGCCAAAAGATTTAAGATCACGTTCTGTAATACTATGATCAGCTATTACACTGATCACATGGTCTGCGGCCGCTTGTTTATCTTTAGGGTTAATGTACTCTTTACAAGTTAACCACATTTCACCTAAGATATCAACTTCTAAACTCATTCTTCGTTTCCTTCTACTTGTGCTGTGTTGTCGGATAATTCTTCATCTGTAACTTCTACAGCTTCAGTACTTAGCAAAGGGTTAACATTACTCGAAATTTCTTTCATAACTCGATCCAGACTTTCATCTTCGTTACGTTCCCATGCTTTGCGGAATTTCTTAATAACAGTACCATCAGCAAGTTTGTAGACTAAACTGTTGCCTTCTTTAGTTAGCATGCCTTTACCTTCTAGCATATCAACCATACCACTGTAAGGACTCATGCCAGTTTCATATGGAATTTCTACTTGTACTGACTCGAACGGTTTAGCATAACGAGTTTTCATAATCTTACAAGCAGCACGAATGCCATGTACTTCACTGGTCTTATTACCATCAGCGTCTGTTTTAAGTTTAAGTTTACGCATAGCTACTACAATACTTGAAGCGTAGATAAAGCCCTGACCACCTGAAATTTTATCATCAGGGTCAAACATATCTTGACTTGCGTAGGTATGATTAGTTGCTACTAGGCCCAGGTTTAATGTACCAAACATGTTTACACAGTTACGAACAAGTGCTGTAAGTGCTTTAGGTTTACGACCCATATCACCTTTCATTTCACCTGCTTCAAACTGGTTAACGTCTGTCGGAGTTAACATCATACCCAATGAGTCAAGTACAAACAGGACCTTAGGACGATCTGCTTCGTCAAGTGTGCGATACTCTTTAACAAAGTCACTGATAACCTTGGCTACATCGTCAATCATAGCCATGTTCAGTTTTAGCAATTTGTCCTCTGAAGTGTCTACTCCTAACGCACGTAACCAAGCCTCATCAAGCGCATTTTCAGTATCAATTAAGATTACATAAATGCCTTGCTCTTGTGCGTGACGTACAATGTTACCTGAACAGATAAATGATTTACCTGCACCAGATTCACCTGCAAACACAGTTACTTTACCAAGTGGAATGCCTTTATTAAAGTCACCGCTTAATAGATAGTTTAATGTGTAATTGCCTGTTGAGATCCAATCAGTTGGATCATTAAAGCCAATGCCCATTCCTGGAATAGCTTTTGTAATACTTTTTCTAAATTTACTAATGTCATATGGTTTTGCCATGATTACTCCTTGATATTAATTGTTGCTGGATTTTTATCTCTTAAATTTCTATAGATAATTTTTCTGTAATTAAACAAGTTATTCTCTATATCTATTAAGTTAGCAATCGGTAATTGATTCCCAACCGGTTTTATTTTATGCTTAGTACACCAATCTAAAAATTCTGCACTAAATGGTATAGACTGCGGTCTTGATAAATTGATATTAAAACTAAATTCCAATGTTTGATAATTATAATGATCATCACACTCTAATTCAGAATCAAAGTATTCCCATTTATTATAACATTGTCTACCAAGATATGTATACCCAAAATTAAAATTAGTTACATCATTATTAGTGGTCATTGTATCCTTATAAGGATTATCAAACATATCCCACTTGCCCGGTGCATCAAGCTCTAAATATTGATTATTAAACCGACTTTCTAAATGGTGTATAGTTATATTAATAGCTTCGTAGTCTAACAAAAAACCTAGTTTATCTAATGCTTCGGCTATGCGTATGTTTCGTATTTCATCTGGATATTGTTCATGTAGGTAGTTACCAAACGTAGCTGTTTTATCATTGGATCTTAAATTATCGATATTAATCACATAACTTTGAGATTTAACCCATTCAGCGTGTATTCTATTTAAGTATGATTGATCTAAATAATTTTCAAAATTGTTGCAGGTATCAAACGTTGTATCCATCAAGTTGCTTAATATTGGATTTATCTTGTTTAATAGAGTATCTAGTTTTGCAACTAACTCTTCTATAGTACCGGCATCAGATTGAGTAAAATGAAATTCATTTTCACCTTTATTGTTTGCAGTGTCTACAAAATACCTAAACAAATCGTGGTTGCACACTACCTCAAATGGTAGTGTGTCACCAGATCTCTGAAAGTTTAAAGAAAAATTCATACGTATTAGGGCAGAATTGCCCCAATCCATTTTATACTGATTTTTGACGGTTGCGAATCATCGCTAGGATGTCTTCAGCACGTTGACTACCAGCCGCCGGAGTTGCGATCGGTGCTGTTGGAGCACTAACTGCCACTTCATCTGCTTCAAATGGTACATCAACTGAATCAACATGCTCTGATTCAACTACACTTGCTGCTGGAGTTGCTTGAGCTTGTGTAACTGCTGGAGCCGCTGTTGCAGCACCTGCTGGAGCACTAACGCCACGTGGACGGTAGTAAGCACCCCATTTGTCTGTATCATATGGTTGACCGTCAACACTTGCTTCAAACATTTCTTTGATGATTGTAAGCTCTTGTGCGCTTGGGCGTTTTGGTAAGAAGTCGCTTAGATTAAACAAGCCATTCTTTTCAATTGCTTCTGCTTCGTCTACAGTCAATGCACTTTCTTTACGTGACCATTTTGAAGTTGAATAATCTGAATAACCACCTTTACTTGTTTTAGTAACAGTAAAGTCCAAACCACCTTGGTAGTCTGTTGGTAAGTTTTCTAACTCTGGATCCATCAATGCTGATTTCACTAGGTTAAAGATCTGTGGGCTAATGATAAAGCGACGAATTGGATTCGCTGGTGTTTGGTCATCTGCAATTGGGTTTTCACGTACAAAACCTTGGAATAAGTATGATTTCTTTTTCCAGTACTTACGACCCATTTCTTCTAGACTTGGATCTTTGAACCATGTACGTACTTCTGCAAGAATTGGACATGCATCTCCCCACATTTCAACGCAAGGTACTTGTACTGTAACTGGTTTACTATCTGTTTGACCCTTAACACCTGCAAAGGTTAAGTTGATCATGTTGCGTTCTACCCAGAAAAATGTATTCTTTGGATCTGCGTCTGGAAGGAATCTTACACGAGCTGATGTGCCCTCTGCAATATTCCAATGTGCGTAAATGGCGTTATCGCCACCACCTTGTGAATTACCACCTGTACCACGGTTTTCTGATGCTTGTAACTTTGCGCGAATTTCTGCTAATGATGTTGCCATAATGTTTTTCCTTTAATTTAAGTTGGTCTTTAATATGCCTAAACGTATAGTGCATTTATATACTATACGTTAATACTATTTATCTCTCAAGAGAGATTACGGAGTAATTTCACCAAAGGTGATTATCCGATCTACCAATTTTTGGTAACCGTGTATGTTTGGGTGTACTTCTTTCCAATTGCTATATATTAGTTCGAGTTTGTCTGCGGCTTGTATCGACATAGGTTTAAATTCATTGCTAAATTTATCCATAAATCTAGGAGTATCAGCAAGTTGACTGTACCATTCTGGATCACTCAAATATACATCTTCTTCTAGTTCTGGTATTAACAGTTTAGTAGCACTAGGTATTACTGCTACTAGATTACTGTAACTATCAATACTAGGATGCAATTGACTCCAACAACCTAACATTAAGACTTTTTTATTGTGTTTTTGTGCTATTTCGTTTAATTTTGAGTAGAATTTGGCAAAATAATCGTCGATAATATCACCGATACTGTTGTACTCACATAGTAGATCAACAAACGGTTTTTCTAAGGCTTTCCATGTTAATCTAGTATCGGTATCGTCCTTGGGCACATATAAGTAGCGTTCGCGAAATATATCTGTTTGTAGAAATACTATATAATCTATGGTTGTCCAAGGAATGTCAACACGTTCATGATCGTGACTATGCCCATATAAGCAACGTCCAGTATTACCCCAGAGATTTTCCATACGATCAAGCATTAGCCAATTACTGCCGCCTGCTTTACTGATATTAATTACTGTATGGCCCTGTGCTTCTAATATTGATTGTATGCCCTGACCTGTTGGCCCGTAAGAGTCGCCTACTCCCTCAAAGACCCCTATACCCCAACTGTCTCCTGCTAATAATATTGTACTCATCTATGCAACCTTGTGTATAATTGACGATTGTATTCTAGCGTAGGTAACATTTCTTGATACATTTGATTAATTTCACTATAAGATAATTTGGCTATTTTATCAATTTCTTGTTTAACTGCAACTAAACGTAGGTAATTATTATCTATTAGATCGTAACTTTCATCAATCCATGGACTAAATGTCTTAAATCCTAGTGTATGTAAATGTTCTAAACTGCGTGGCCCGCTCATTGTAATAAATGGCTTGCCTATGTATAGGTTCTTAACTGTTTTTTCTGTCAACCAAGTATTGCTCACACAGTCTGTTTCTACTA